TAGTCTTTATGATTATTTAGTTAAAGGAACTAAAGTTGCTGTTTTAGAATTATTAAGAAAGATAGTATAACTATCTTTCTTTTGGATAAGAATATAATTTATTTCTTTCCTCAAATATCTTTCTTAACATTTTAGTTTCTCTATTATCTTTACCTAAAACATAAGCATATTTATGTTTACTTGGCATATCAATTTTTTGAGAACTTTTTTGCTTTTGTTTAGAATGTTCCCTTAATAATTTTTCTATATCATCAGGAATATTTTCCCAATTTATACCTGTTTTATGACTCCAATCTTTTTCCCATTTGAAACCTAACTCAACAGCATATTTTCTATATGCTGTTTTTTGTCTAAAAAACCTATCCGATACTACTTTTCCTGTATATGGGTTTATATAACGAGTAGTTGTTCCTGATTTTTGACCTAAATAATAAAAATTTGTTGCTTGATAGACTGTACCGAGCTCACGGGCTGTAGGGTCCGAGTAGCAAGTAAAGAGCCTATATTTCGTAGTTTGGACCATATGTTTTATACTCCACATAATAAAAGCACTCGCAAGATTTTTTGGTGTAAATCCTGAACAGGCTCCCCTGCTAAGTAATCTCTCAATATCTTTTGTATTTTCTCCTAATAATTTAGAAAAAGCGTTAGGCATACTAAAAATTAATACACCAGATAAAAAGTTATTAGATTTTAATCTACAGGTATAATAATTTGTGGAATATTGTGTTAGATTACCTAAGTATTCATTTTTAACAATAAAATCAAAACATTCTTTTTTAGTTTTAGAATCCACCATATCAACAGATTCAAAATAAAAATCATTAACCCTTAATAATTTAGATTCCTCTAATGTCATATTAAGTTCTTTTAAATCATTTTCTAAATTATCTAACCTCATTTGATATTGATAACAATGTGGTTCTTTATAATTTTTTAATCTTTCTATTAAATCCATAATTAATTTTCTTTTTTATCTATTAATTCTTTATTATCATTAATAAATGATATAATTAAACTTTCTATTAATTTTGACTTATTAATCATTTTTATATTCACTATTTTTAAGAAATCTTCGTAGATTAAATCATCTATCGAAAATGATTGAGTTGTTCTTTTTTTCATATTTTTCATATTTTTCATAAAAATCATAAATTTATTAAAAGGTATATAAATTTATATAATATATAGTATATATAAAAAATATAAAAAGTTATGATAGATAAAACAAAAAAATTTATAGAGGAGGCTAAATTAAAACATGGAGAAAAATATTTATATGATAAAGTAAATTACATAAAAACTTCATCTAAAGTTATTATAACTTGCTTAATACATGGTGATTTTATACAAAGTCCTAATACACACTTATCAGGAAGTGGTTGTAGAAAATGTTATAGTGATAAATATAAAACAAATAATGAAGAATTTATTAAAGAAATTATTGATATACATAAAAATAATAAAAATTTAACTTTTGATAAAGTTAAATATGAAAATGCTAGAACTAATGTTATTATAACATGTTTAATACATGGTGATTATGAGACTAAACCTTCTAATATTAGAAATGGATGTATATGTAGAAAATGTTTTTATACTAAAAAAATAAATAATCAAGAAGATTATTTAAATAAATGTAGAGAAAAACACAATAATTATTATGATTACTCTAAATCTTTTTATAAATCAACGCACGAAAAAATGATCATAATATGTCCTGCTCACGGTGAATTCGAACAAGAAGCTGTAAGTCATTTAACAGGTTCTGGATGTTCAGAATGTCATTTTGATAAAATCACAAAAACAACTGAAAAATTTATAGAAGAAGCAAATTTAATACACAATAATTTATATGATTATTCAAAAACTAAATATATTAATAATGCTAAAAAAATTATTATAATTTGTAAAGAACATGGAGAATTTAAACAAACCCCTAATAAACATCTAAATAGTAGAGGTTGTCCAAATTGTTATAAATCAAAAGGATCTATTAAAATAAAAAATATTTTAGATATAAATAATATTGAATATATTGAAGAAATGAAATTTGATGATTGTCGAAATAAAAATTCTTTACCATTTGATTTTTATTTACCAAAATTAAATACTTGTATAGAGTTTGATGGTCTTCAACATTTCGAATCTATTAATTTTTGGGGTGGCGAAAAAAGACTAAATTATACAAAAAATAATGATGAAATAAAAAATAAATATTGTGAGAATAATAATATTAAATTATTAAGAATACCTTATTATGAAATTGATAAAATAGCAGATATATTACTTAATATTTTTAATATATAATTAAAAATTAATAGTAAATGAAAATATTAAAATTTAATTCATTTATAAATGAAAAAATCCTATTAAAGGATGCTAATGAAGTTCTTAATCTTATTAAGAAGAATATTTCAAATAAAGCTGAATTAATTGGAGGATTTGGTAAAGGAAAACTTGAATCAGAACATGATATAGATATTCTAATACCTGATAAAAAATTTAATAAAAAATTGAAAGATAAAATTTTTAATTTATTAAATGCCAAATCAGTCGAAGATACTGATTGGGGAGGTTGGTACTTTTCTACTGATTGGGGAGATGTAGATATTTTTTATACAACAAAAGATTTTGATTACTAGTAAAATTTCTTGTATCATGTTTTTAATCCATTATTTCTATTAATACTTCAGTTTTACCTAACTCTTTTATAGCACAAAATCTATGATTAAAATCTAATAAATAATATTCTTTATTTTCATCAAAATAATCAAATATTAAAATTAGAAATTCTAATAATTCATTTTCTTCATCACTAAGGTCATCAAAAGGAAAAACATCATCTATTTTTTTAGCATATTTATTAATTCTGTTGTATTCAGGACATTCTTCTTCATCAATAATAGTATAAAACCCATCACTATAAAATTTATCATATAATTTATATCCATGTAATAAGTCCCAAGTTTCATCAAAATTTTTCATATCATCAAGCCAATCTAACATATCTTTTAAATTACTTGCTATATTAACTTCTTCGACTGGAAAAGTTTCAATTATACCATCATTTTCTAAGTATTTTACATATCTATCTATTTGATCTTGATAAAATGTATTTTCAGTAGTATGCTCGATTTTATCTACATTTATCTCAAGTGTATTCTTTTCATTTCCTAATTTATATAAAACACCATCACACCTTCTAAATTTACCCTCAGAGTTTCTATCTATTTTAGTTATGGTATAACTTTCATATTTTTTCAAATGTTTCATATTAATATATATTAATATGAAGTACTTAAAAAGTCGTGAAGAATTATTAAAACATAAAGAATATCTTTCTTGGAAAAGAAAAAATGTTTCTATTAGAGGAATTGCTAAATTTGGGGAATTTAATAAAGGAGGAGCTTCTATGGGAGAAGGTTTATATACAGCTTGTTTATCTAACAAGGAAATGGCGAGAAAATATGGTAAAGTATATTTTGTAGTTAATGCTAAACCAAAAAAACCTCTAAAATTTAGAAATACTTGGTATTGGGAAATATTCTTACAAAACCTAATTCTAAAAATAGTAGGAGAGTATGATTTAAAAACCTTTTATAACAAAACTACAATTAAAAATGAAATACAAAAATTAGGTTATGATGGTATCGAAATAGTTGGACGTGAATATGTTATATATGATCCAAAAGATGTCTTATATTTTGATAATGAAAAAGAGTTAGAAGAATACTTTAATCAAATAAATCTTCATGAGTAATATAATTTATTAATTGTTCTATACTTATATCTCCTCTATATTGTTTATGTGTTTTATTAAAATGAATACTAACATTAACTAACAAACTCTGTTCATCAAAATCATTAATACCTATACTTAGATTTTTATTATGATAAGTCATATTTGGATTAAAATATTTTTTAATAATATTATTATACATATTTAATTCATCTTTTCTTTCTTTTACTTCTTCAGGTGTTAAAAGATCTACTTCAATTTTATCATAGATTTCTTCAAAGAAAGCATCTACTGGAGTTGATATAGTATGTTTTTTATAACTTACATCTTCGGTATTATATGAAACATATATATAAGCATCATGAGAAGCCCATATTTGGTAGTGTCTCATATATTCTTCAATAAAAGTTGAAGTGTTAGATATCTCATCTATTTCTTCAGTTAAAATATATTTTAATAAATAAGGAATAGGTATAGTTATATTATATTTATTAGATTTTCTAAAACTTTTAGTAGAGTTATATTCAAAATCAATATATTTTGTTATTTTATTAATTTCTTCCTTACATTCTTGCTCATACTCATCGACTGAGTTATCTGAAATAATTTCTTTAATACCTTCAATTATTTTTTCATCTTTTCTAAATTGGTCATAATACCTATCTTTAAATTTTTCAAATGAGATTTTTCCTATTATTTTGGATATAGTATCAAAATATTCTTTAAATATTTTTTCACAAAGATCATCAAAAAAGTTCTCATCATCACTCATTTCATGAACACTACTATAAACATTATCACTAGCATTATATTCTTGATTTCTTAATGTTTCTAATTCGTCTTTAACACCTTCCATATCGTCAGATAATTCAGATATAAATACAATTTTATTTTCATCTAAATCATCTATTTCACCATATAAAAATGTATCCTCATCATCCTCATTAGTTTTATAACAACTTAAAACTTCATCTTCATCTTTAGATAAAATAGCAGCTGCTAATTTATTTTCATACCCATATATTTTAATAATTAATTCTGATATATCTTTATTGTTTAATAAAATAATTTTTTCAAATTGCTTTTCAAAATCTCCTTCTAAACCAAATAAACTAGGAAAATAAAATTTTTTTATTTCCTCATTTGTTTTTATAAATGTCTCTTTATCTATTTCGTAATCATACTTATTTTTAAATTGTTTAGATCCAAAATGAAATTGATATTTATCTGAATTATCTTCTTTGTTTATTATAATATATAAAGGACCTTGATTATTATGAGTTTTAAAATGATTTGATCTTTCTTTATACTCAGGATTTGTAGAATATTGACCCCAAGCAGTACACCATTGAGTTCCTGCTCCTAATATACATGCTCCTTTTTCTGATATTGGTTTAAATATATACCATTTATCCCCATTTAATAATATAAAATAGTCTATATCTTTTTCTAAATTATCTAAAAGTATTTTAATATCTACATTATCTTTTGATAACATAAATCTTTTAGCTGTATTAAAAAGAGTGTTCATACTATCAATCTCATTATAGTTCACTTTAACAGCATTTCTATATTTATAGAAAAGTTCTATATATTCTTTGGCTTTAGGTAAATCTTCGTTTATTAGTCTTTGCTTTTCTTCCGCACTTTCAATATTATTATAAATATTAAGCATAGATATACCATACTTACCTAAATTTGTTAAATTATATTTTCCTGTTTCGGGATTTTTTAAAAATTTTGTGTAAGGATCACACTTTATTAACTCTACGAAAATTTTATTAGGTATATCTTTATATTGTTCTTTAATTTGTTTAACGGATATAGCCTCAAATAAAAAATAGTCATTATATTTTTTAATATGCTTCATAATAAAGTATATATAAAATATAATGACTATAAATTGTTTAAAATATAATCTAATTTTGTATCTCTTAGCTCATTATCCCTACAAAAATAATTTTTATGTATAGAATGTTTAAAAGTTTTCCCATCTCTTATTCTTCTTACCCAAACATTATTATTTGAATCTATACGAATAATTTGGAATTTTTCACCAATCTCTCCTATATCAGGATAATTACCTTTAATTTTTTTTCTATAAAGAAAAATATTATCCCCATTTTTTAGTTGGGTCTTTTCTTCCGTTCTTCTTATTCGTGTTATTAACAGCTTATTATTATCTGTAATAAATGTTTTATTTTGCATTTCTTAATATAACTACTTTACCTTCTACCGAATAGATTTTCCAATTACCTTCCGGTAATGGAAATTTAATAAAATCCCAATTAACGCTATCATTTGTATCTGCTATAAAATAGTTATCTGTTGTTATAGCAGTATTCATAAAGTTTTTTGGGATTACTATTCTAATAAATTCTTTATCCATTATCTAATTGATTTAATCTATCTCTTATTTGAGAAGCAATTTCATATTCTTCATTTTCAAGAGCATTATTTAACATCTTCTGTAAATTTTCTTTTGTATTTAAAGACTTCGGATTAAATTCCGCTTTTTGATTAGTATCCATTTGTTCTTCATTAATAGTACCATCATCATTCATTTCTATACCAGCAATACCTAATACACTTTCATTTGTATATATAGGGCATGCATGTCCTATAGAAAGGGCTACGGCATCACCAATTGTAGAAGGAATTCTAATTTCCTCATCAAGTGAATTTAAGATAACTAAATCAGTATAAAATTTACCTTCTAAAATAGAATATATTTCTACGCATTTTAGTCTAGCACTAAGTGCTTCAAGAATTGGTTTTATCAAATCTTGAGTTATTTTAACTTTTGATTTAGATTCCATTTTAACTGCAATACTTTGCGCTTCATTTTGATTGATAGTTATAGGTAATTTTCTTAATCCTTTATATTCATTAAGGACTAATATAAAATAACCATCATTTGTTTGAGTATATGCCAAACTTAATACTTTTAGTTTTATTTTTTTCATAATTTTTATTTATAACACAAATATAATAATTTTTTTCAAAGTTTCAAAAAAATTTTTAAAACCCACTTCCAAATATATCAATAACAACACCTAATCTTTTCGTAATCTCAGGCATATTTAACGGTTCAATTATTGAATTGATTGGGGATAATAACGCTTTATTAAATTGCTCCCCAAGATCAATTTTTGGAGCAAATTCAATCGGAAACTGATCTCTTAAATAAGCAAATATTGGCTGTTCCGCATTATCAGTATAATAATACTTAATCTTACTACCGCTTTTTATAAACTCATATTTTGATTGTAAATCTTTATGCTTAAATAATAAGAAATTATGATAAGCAGCTGCTTTAACAGCAAAGTGAGCACCTGTTACAAACTCTAATTTTTTCTTATCGTCTATAACTTTTTCATCATAATTAGTACAAGAAGATTGTAAAGCTATATCATCAATTCTATCAGGAACACATAAATCAAATTCTTTTCTTAAACCTTTAACTAATTTAAGTAATTCTTTAATATTAAATGTATCAGGATTTTTAAATAAATACTTAACAATTTCTACAATCTTTTCTCTTGCAAATAAAGGTGTAGATGATCTAACCAACTCAACTCCTTTTGGATAAATATAATTAAATCTATCATAAGGAATACCATCTTCATATACAATATGTTGTATATATTTCTTCTTTGCCATACTAATTATAGATTCAGAAATTCTTTCTAATTCAAAATCATGCTTATTTTCAACACCATACTTTTTACCATAATCATCTAAAGCATCAATAAAATATTGAGCAATTCTGTTCTTATCTAAGTCCATGATAAAATCTAATCCACTTGAATACATATGTTGCCATTCACAATGATCCATTGCAGGTTGGAATGAAGCAAAAAGCGAATTATGAACTAATATATCATTACCAATAAATGTATGTGTATCATCATCAACTTCTACATCATAAACATATTCTTCATCAAATAATCCTATTTCTTCACAACTTTCAATATCGTCAAATTCATATTTTAATTTTTCACTCATATATTTCTTTTATTATTTTATCTATTGTTTTTTCTAAACCAAACTCATTAAATTCTGATTCCCAAATAGTTATTAGTTTATTTAACTTTGTATCTAAAAAATCTTTTTTAATTTTGTCTTTTTCCCAAATATTTTCTGCTGTTATATTTTTATCAAAAAAGAAATTATTATAATCACCTTTATATTTTAAAGGATTAGCATGATAATAATCACCATTGAATTCGATGCCTATATTTAGTTCTTTAATATAAAAATCTAAAAAATAATATTTATTACTACTATTTGAATAAAACCACCTTTCTTTTTCAGCATAAAAATATGTATATTTTTTATTCAATTTTTTTATTAAATTATCAAATAATAATTTTGATATAGGTGAATAATAAGTTATAATTCTATTTATAACAAAATTATTATATTTTTTACTACCCTCATCAATTCCATATTTATTAATAAAATAATCTAATGTAGTTGAATATCTTTGTTTGTCACAATAATCATTCCATTTTGAAATTCCTACTTCCTCACCATGTTTTTTTATTAAATTATTAATAGTTACTGCTCTTGATTTATTAAATAAATCATATGTATTTTTATCCCATTCATATTTTTTATTTTTATATTCAAAAGAATTAGAATATGCTTGTTTTTCTTTATAATTTTCAAATTTTTTTATACCTTCAATCTTACCATATTTATTTACTAGATTTTCTAAAGTAACTGCCTTTTCTTTATGTACTTTTTTCATAATATTTTCAGGTATATCAAAAGCATAACAAGTCATACTATTAATAGTATTAAAAATTCTACTTTTATTTTTTGTTTCATATAATGGAATTTCGTTTATTAAACAATCTTCACAACAAGTTAAATAATAGTCAATATTATCAACTTTTTTTGATGAAATACATGATTTATTATGAAGAATAATTTCTTTATTTTTTGTTACCCTAAATGTAGAATCATAATAATATATTACATCATCACAAATTCTACATTTAGGGTAGTTTGGAAAATATTTCTCAAATATTTCTCTATAAAAATTTTTAGTTTTTGTTTTATTAAATTTTTCAATAAATTCTTTATTTAGTTCCATCTTATATAAGTTTATTTATCACTATATATTAAATCTATATATCAATTTTTAACTATTAATATTTTATCCGTTTTTAAGATTTCACTAGGTTTTACTTCAATTTTTTTACCATTTCTAAAAACAATCATAGAATGATCATTTGTAACAATTATTTCTTTACCACTTTTAGTTTTTAACTTCCATTTTGGTTTAGATACTTTATGTCTAATTATTCTAACAACTTTTGAATATTCTAACCCTTTATCATCAATATAATTTAGAATTTTTTCATTTGTTAAAACAGATTCATGACCTTTTATAGTTTCACCACCTGTTCCATTTATCAAATTCCGATTATACCAATTTTCTATTGTTATTTTTTCACCTTCTATATCAAGAAGTGTTGATGCATGACAAGAATCCGTATCACAATAAATACTTACTGGATAAGATTTATCTATTTGTTTTACATTTTTAAGATTTAATTTTTCATGTAATTCAGTATCTAAATGCCACATATTATACCAATAATCGTCATTGGCTTTTTCCATTAATTGGATTACTTCTCTACCATGAGCGGTAATTGAGCCAGCTACGTTATTGTTGAATAGCACAAAATAAGCAGTTGCTAATGCCCCGTAAGAACCTCTTTTCCCCCAGTAGATTTACACCCACTGGGGGTAAGCACCGTTAAGAACCAGCTTCAAAGCTAATTGAAGGGCGTTATAATACTCCACTTCTTTTTTTACTTCAAAAGCTTTAGCTCTTAACGAATCTAATTTTTTAATTTTTTCGTCTTTAGTCATAAAACTTATATTATTTTTTAATATACAATTTTATATTAAAATAATAAAAAAGTTTATGATTAAAGAAAATACCATATCAGTAAATATAACTAGTGTAAATAGAAATCATTATATAAAATTAGGATATAGTGTTAATATATTTGAAAAATTAGATATAAATGTATATGACTTACCATTAAGTTCCCACGTAAAAATAACAGCAATATGTAAAATATGCAGTAGTGAAAATTATATTCAATATGGAAAATATATAAAAAATAAAAATAATCATGGTTTTTATTCTTGTAAAAAATGTTCTAGACAAAAAGCCGTGATAACATCTCAAAAAATTTATGGAGTTAATAATTGGATGGAATTAAAAGAAGCAAAGGAAATAATGGCAAAAAAATTTACAAATAAATATGGAGTAAAAACAAATTTATTATTAGAATCTAATAAAGAATTAAGGAAAAATATAATGGAGGAAAAATATGGTACTTCTAATTTTTGGGAACTAAGAAATAATATAAATAATGAATTTGTAAATAGTGGTAGTATAAAATTTATAAACCTAAATATTACTTCCTCTAAAAATGATATAAAAAACCCTAAATTAAGATACTCAGATGAAGAAATCAAAAAATTTTATGATCAATATTTGATAGAGTTTTCTAATTATAGAAAAGAAGTAAGAAAATTAACTAAAAGAGTTAAAAATAAATTATATGAAAAATGGGATGGTTATGATTTTTATGATAGAGAATATATAAAAGATTATTTAAATTTAAATTATGATAATAAAAAATATCCAACTATAGATCATAAAATATCTATTTATGAAGGGTTCTACAAAAAAATTAAACCAGAGGAGATAAGTTGTATAAATAATTTGTGTATAACAAAACGTTCCTTAAATTCTTCGAAAAGAAATAAAAATTTCGAAGAATTTAAGGAACGAATTAACTAATAATATCTTTAAAGATGTATTTACAACGTTCATCTATATTAATATCTGATAAATCAGTATGATCTATATTTTCTAATATTAAATAATCTCTTATTACATTATCTAATCTTGCTATTTCGTCTTTATTTTGGAATCGTATTCCATCTTCAACATTATCTAAAATAGGTGGGATATAATAAATTTTATACCATTGATTTATATTTTTAAGAATTTCTTTTTGTAAATGATTTATAGCAGCAACATCTTTATTAGATAATTTTTTAGGGTATAGGGATCTAAAATAGAAGTAGTTTAATATAGAGGAAGAATCACATATAATGTAATCTTTAGAACCCATATACATTTTTTCTCTATTTAGTTGTTTATAGAAAATAACCATTTGGTCTATTGGGGTATTTGGTATTCCCCATTCTGCTATATAATCGGTGGCTGCTTCGGTAACAAATATAGAATTAAGTCCTTTCTTTTTAAGTTGGTAGTGAATAGATGCGGCTAAAGTTGATTTACCTGAACTGGGAGCACCTACTATAGAAATTAATTTACTCATTATTTTTTTATTTTATTAATATTATATTTCAATCAAATAAAAAGTTTATGTAAGAAAGGTTTATTATTAATATATAATATATTAAAATAATTTAATTAGATGCAGTTTTTTGTAGTATATGTTAAACAGATAAAAAAATTCCAAAAATACGTTAAAGTAAATAAAATAAGGAATAAATATATCATAGATATTAAAAAAATATCAGAGGAAGAAGGATTAGATTATGATTCGGAAAGGACGTATCTTAAAATACTGGTATTTAATAAAATACAACAAGCGATAGAAAAGAATAAAGATATTTATTATATTCCTGATTTTGATCATGATTTTTCTATTGAGAAACTTTTGAATATTAAAAAAATTCTAAATGAGAATGACTTTAATATTCTTATTTTTTATAATGAATTTAGAAAAGATAATGATTTATTACAGGATGCTTTAGGAAATTTAACTAAATTTTCTAATTCACAAATAATCAGAGATTATTAAAAAATAAAACACACTAAAAATGGCAAATCCTACTAATACACCAGCTCCTGTATCAGCTCCTACTCCAAATACAGATGTAGAATTTAATTCACCTGATCAAAGAAAATTTAAATTGGATCAAAATGGTAACAAGGTTGATATAAATGATATAAAAGCAAATACAAAAAGTGGGGATAGGTCATCTCCATTAATAGGTGGGTCTCCTTTAGGAGGATTTGTATATGATAATACTAATCAAGGATATTCGATTCAGCAAGGTGATAAAATTGATGATTTAGATAGTGTTAAATCTTTATTTAATAATACTAATTTAAGACCATTTAAATCTATAAATGATAATAGTTTTGATTCTAATGTTTATAAAAATAAAATTATTGATTCATATAATGATTCAACTTATGATATAAGTACTTTAGATTTAATAGATTGGTCTAAAAAAAGTGGTAACGCTTCTATTGAATTAAATGAAATGGATTTTATATTTCTTAAAAATTTAGGAGTTTATACAAATAATAGATTAATTATTGCTAGAAGATTTCCATTTGGCATTTATGATGATTTAACAAACACTGCTTCAAAAAATACTAAACCTATTTCTAAATTAATATCATGGGTTAAAGATGGTGAAGATTTTATTAGTATTGATTTTTCAGAAAAATGGGTAGAATCAGAGGCTAGTTTTGTTGAAATATTAAACGGAATTGGTAAAGACATGACCACTAATATAAGTAAAATGGATAATCCTACTGATTGGGGTAGTGCTGCGGCAGCAGGTGGTGGTATTGTACCTTTAGCTGGTTTTACTGAAGTTTTCCAATATAATGTTTTAAACAAATTGGCTGGTACACAAATGTCTACTGTTGATTTTACTACATTACCACAAGGTAATCCTAATTTAATTAGAGAATCAAAAAGAAGAAGTGTTGCAAGCTCTGGAAAAGAGCCATTTAGTGGATTAAAAGGAGCATTTGGAGTAACTATGAAAATAGAATATGAACAAAAATATGTATATGGTATAGATCCTGCATTTGCTTATTACTCTATAATAGCAAATGCTCTTAGTTTTGGTACTTCTGTATCATCATTCAATTTTACAGGAGCTTTAAGTAAGGAATTAAAAAAATTTGTTGATGATATAAGTTCAGGAGATTCTAATAGATTAATTGGTGCTCTTGTTGATTTTGTTGCTGCTATTGTTGGTGCGTTACAAGATATGGCTAGTCAGTTAGTGAATGCGGTAAAAAGTATAGTTAAAGGTGATGTTAGTCTTACTCAAGTTGGATCGCAAATATTAAAAACAATAGCAAAAGGTATAGGTTCTATAATTAATAAATACAAAGTTAGAATTATAGGTGTAATTAATTCATTAACAGGCACACCATCTGGACCTTGGCATATAACTATTGGAAATCCAAAACATCCCATTTTTTCATCTGGAGATATGATTGTAGACAATGTTACAATGACATTAGGTAATGTATTAGCTTTTAATGATTTACCATCAAGTATAGCATTAGAAGTTAAATTTTCTAGTGCTAGAAATTTAGGATCTCAAGAGATATTTCAAAAATTAAATTGTGGTAAAGAAAGAACTTATGTTGTAGCACCAGGATATGAAAATGGGATTGATTTTCTAACTAATAATAACACTAAAATCTCAGATGCAGTTGATAAAAAAATAGATGAAATGGTAAAAAATAATGCGGCTCGTGAGAAAAAAGATGCTAATAAGGCTAACACAACTAAAGAAAATTATCAACCTATTATAGATAGTATAATAAAAGAAGCAAAAGATAAAAAATTAAAATATGATGGTACTATAACAGCAGTAGATGAAGCGAATGCTGTAAAACAATGGCTTGATGGTTATAATAAGACATCACAATTAAATGATAAAATTGGTTGGACTGCATCAGGAACTACAACTCCTGTTAGTGTAAAAGCTAGTGACCTTTTCAGTTAAAAAATAAAAATAAAAAATGGATATTAAAGATTTAGATTTATTACAAAGAGATCCTAATCAAGATAATTTATATGACCTAACACAAAATAATCTTAAATTTGACCCTAGTATTCAAGGTACTTATTTTGTTTTATCAGATGAAGAAGAAATGAGATTAGATTTAGTTAGTTATGCTATATATAATAATGTTGATAATGTTGATTATTTATTAACATTGAATGATATTGATAATCCATTAAATATAATGAGTGGGGATTATATTAAATGGATAAGTCCAACTCAATTAAATTCAATAGAAATAAATGTATCTAAAGTAGATACAGTTAGTTTAGGTTTAATAAATACAAATAAGAAAACTCAAATTGACCCAGCAAGACAAGTTTATGTATCAAATGGGTATTCATTTCCACCTACATTTAATGAAGCGGGAGGACCTCCAGCAGCAATTAGTGGAAATACAATAATATTAGGAAATAATTAAAAATATGAGTATGTTATATGTTATAAATGTAAATTGTTATGTTTTAAAAGGTTCTAAAAAATTATATCCTGATTATAAATTAGGAGATAATGATTTAGGAGAATCTATAATAGATTATTTATCTGAATTTTGGCCATCAAAAGGTTATAAATTTATAGATACAACATCTAAAGAAATAACTCATGTTAATGACATGATATCATACGATTTAGTTATAAATTTAGATTTATTTAATCAAGAAAATTTAGATTTACAAGTTTTTACACAAAAAATACAAACAGGTATACATAATATTTATAGTAAATGTAATGCATTAGTTAATATAAGTAGTAAAGAAGATTCTATTGTTAATAATTTTGACCCTAAACTTAATGGTGGAGGTTATCTTATGAATTTTTTCCTTAAAGATATACCTACACCAACTCTACCAACTCCTAGTTTTAAAGTAAATTATGACCCTAATCAGTTTCCAACTGATATAAAAATTGTTGATCAATCAAAGAATAGTGTAAAATATCAATATGATTTTGGTGATGGAGAAAAATCTATACTTAAAGAGCCTAATAAAACATACACAACTGAAGGAACATATAATATAGTACTAACTACTGTATCAAGTGATAATTTATCAGCGACATATTCACAAACAGTTACTATTAAAAAACCAATAGATCCTGTTGTTGAATCAAAAAAACAAGATACAACTCCTGATAATCCTGATACTAAACCTCAAAATCAGGTAGATAAGACAGCAAATGTAAATGAGACTAAACCTGATGAACAAGCAACAAATATAAAAATACAAACTCCAAATAATCCAGATTATCAAAGTGAGTTTATAAGAGGTTCAGGTTTTTCTCCTGTTATTTATTATAATTCGTTATTAATTGATAATTCAACAATTGATTATTTTTCATTATATAATGATGGTTTTATTCCTTGTATAAAACTTAATTTTAAAGACTCTAGTGGTACAATTAAAAGTAAAGGATTTCCATTAGATGATACAAAAATTAAAATATTTATTAGTTCTCGTTCTAATAATTTAAAATCTATAATATTAGATTTTAAAATTACAAATTTTAATAATGATGATGATATAATGATGATAGATGGTATATTACAATCATCTAAATTATATACTAAAAATTATAAAAATTACGCAAATTCTACATCTTATACTGCTCTTAAACAAATATGTACTGATATAGGTATTGGATTTAATAGTAATATAACTGATTCAAATGATAGAATGAATTGGCTTCAAAATGGTAAAAAGTTTTTAGATTTTATCGAATCAATTGTAGAAAGATCTTATATATCTGATAAAACTTTTTTATCAGGATATATTGATTACTATCAATGTTTTAACTATATTGATATAGAAAAGGAAATGGATAGAGATATAACTGATCAACATGGAATTAATACAACTGGATTAGAAAGTGCTAATGGTTCTAATTCTAAAACAGATATTCAACCTTTAATTTTAACAAATGATGAATCAATGTTACAATCAAATAATTATTTTTCTAAATTTAAGGTAATAAATAGGTCTGCTGAAATAAGTGCTGAAACAGGATATATTCAAAATACTGCGTTTTATGATAGAAATAAAAAACAATTAGTTAGTTTTAAAATAGATTCTATAACTAAAAATGAAAATGATAGAATAATTTTAAAAGGAGATCCTAATGATCCTAATTCATCAGAAACTGTTAATAATAATCAAAATTATCATTATTTAGGTAAATTAGATACATCAAATGTACATAATAATTATTTTTATACAAAAATAAATAATTGGAAAAATATAACTGATTTAGGTAAAATTGAGATTGAGATTGAAATGGGTAATCCTAACTTTAATCTTTATCAATTTCAAAAAGTTAGTCTTATATTAAGTAATAAATCTCCTATGGGTGGAGATGATAGTATGATTAATAGTAGATTAACTGGTGAATGGTTATTAATTGATATAGAATATGTACTCTCTCAAAATAAATTTTCACAAATTTTTCGTTTAGTAAAAAGAGAGTTAGAATTATCTAAAGAAGAATTAGATGCAGAGAAAAATAATACAAATACTAATTATAAAAAAGAATTATCCGAAAATACTCAAAATCCAGAACCAAATCAACAAACTACAGGAACACCTGCTTTAGTTGATTATTCAAATCCAACAAAAGTTCCAGCAGTACCTACTAATTATAATACAAGTTTACCAAAGAAAACTGATAAATTATCAAGCATATTTAAAACTTATACTTATCAATCTTTATATCCTATTATACAGCAATTAGGAATACCAAAAGGTATTGGGATACTAATGCTAGCACATGCTTTACACGAAGGATGGGGAGGTATTGAACAAGGAGATCCACAAATGGCAGCAGCTGATGCGAAACATAGAACTAGAAGAACTAATAACCCAGGAGCATTAAGATATAGTACTATTTACGCACAATTTAATCCAGTATCGGATACTCCAAAAAATGGATATTGTAAATTTCCTAATGTTATTGAAGGGGTTAAAGCTCTTTATTTTTTAATAACTAGGATTAAAAATGGACAAAACCAAAATTTCCCATTAGCAGGAAATAGCCCGCTATGGAATGGTGATCCTAAAACAGGATATATGGATATTTATGCCCCAATTTCTGATGGTAATAATCCTCATGATTATGCTATGGGTATATTATCAGACTTTAATACTTTTGGTATATCTGGTTTAACTACTGATACTACGATAAATCAACTATTTAACATTAAATGATAAGTAATGTTTCTTATTTAATATATAATAAAAAAGTTTTATCAGCATGGCAGAAAACATCACTTCCCCAATTTCAGTACCTAGTAGTGGAGGTATGGATATACCACCTGCTTCAGCACAAACATTAAATCCTCAAGTACCTCAAGATCTAAATCCTAAAATTAATCCAGTTATAGCTGAAGCAGATAAACCAAATACAGGCGTTCCTGTATTACAAGAAAAATTTAAAAGAACTGGTTTATTTTATGGGGATACAAATAGCCCAATTTTTGTAGTTAATAGATGGCAAAATTATTTTGATGATGGAAATTCTTCTAATATAGGTGGGTTATATGATGCAGATTTTAGTAATTCTGATAATAGTGGTTTCATGGCTCCTGAAGGTTTTTATCAAACTAATTTAATGTCAACTGAAACAGGTTTTGAACAAGAAAGAGGTTGGATTAATGAGCCATTTCAAAATTATGCTTTTAAAGGATCAAATGGTAATTTAAGATTATACCCTGGACATGAAGGTTCTTTACAAAATCCTTACTCTTATACTAATGCTACAGATTTAGATGTAAATATAAGCAATAACTATTTAGAATTTCCGGATGAACATTTAATAAATAAATTAGCTCCTCAATATACTTTTACTAGAGGCTTCTCAATAGACAATGATAATAAGGATAGAAGATTAACGAATATAAATTTTGCTCAATATCAAACAACTATTAATAATCAAGATCCTGTTGTGTTTGGTTATCAATTATCAATAATCTCAGAAACCTCACCTCTTTTTAATGGTGCTATACCTGATTTTTTATATAAATATTCAACAATGACAGATTTAAAAACAAGGTTAGTAACATACTATCAATTTTTTTATAGTTTCTTTTCTTTATTTGAATTAGAATTGGTTAGAGATGAATTAAGAGATTCAAGAGTAGATTATAATAGTAATTTTCCTGATATGGATAATTGGTATAGTAAGGTTACTAATGACGGAATCTATACACCAGAAGATTTATTTGATTTTACCAATAGTAGACAAGGAAATAATTTTAATAAAACTCCATATTATTTAAAAAAAATATCTGGTTTAAATAATTTAATAGAAAAGAATGGGTTTGATGGTAAAGATAATTTTATTGATTATGGAACAGATATTATTACTTTAACTCTAAATGAAGATACTAATTTATCATCAGGAGCTTTAATAATGTTATATAAAACTTTAAGTTGGTCTAAAAGAGGTGGTAAAAAAATGATACCTGATAATTTATTAAGATTTGATTTAGAGATAACAGTTAGCGAAACTAGACATTATAACAGAGTTGTAGGAGGTGAAGTTATGGCAGATATTCCTAATAAATATACTTATTTTTTATATGAGTGTCAATTTGTTTTTGATAAAATGTCACATGGAGATTCTATTGATATGTCCGCAATTAAATCATTAGATGAAGGAGTAGATATTTCTTTTACATATAAGTATTCCAATGTTAAAATGAGTACATATAATGCTACAAATATCGAATTAGGAGATAGTAATATCCCTAATTCTTTACAATTTACTGAAAAATCAATTGACAATGGTAAATTAAATATTTATGGTGGAGTATTTCCAATCGGAGCTTCTGGAAATCCTTCAATGATTTCTAGTGTATCAACTCCTCATACTTATGGAAAAAGAAATATATCAGGTAAAATAGGTGATTTTGGTAATACTCTTGATGGTGTTTCTCAACCTTTAAATAATCCAAAAGGTAAATTACCATCAGAAATGGATATTGCTAATTTTGATTTAAATAGATTTCGTTCAACTGTATCTGCAACTATAATTCAGCCTAATATAACAGATAAAATGAAAGATGATATTAAACAATTATATGAAAGTTCAAGAATAAATATGATTAGTAATTTTAATTCTACAATAAAAGCAGGAGATTCAAAAGATAGTAACCAAAAAGTAAATTCAAATGTATATAGTTCAGTTTATAATGAAACTGATGTTTATAATATAAATCCATTTGGACAATATGTAGCGAATAGTACAATAGATAACGTTATTGTAAAAGGAACATATGGTCAAGATGTTAGGGTTTTAGCAAACACTAATACCGGAAATTCTATATATGCTGAAAATGTATTTTTATTACCTGATGTAGTTCCTATTATAGATTTTGGATTTAGTTCTCCTTTTTTAAGTGGATCTGCTTTTATTAATTTAGGAGATGATAATGTTTATTATGATAAATTCGGACTTAGTTTAAATGGTGGATTTTCTATTGGGGGATTATCACTAGGGGGTAATTTATCATTAAATCCTGGTGGATTATCATTAGGTGGTAATTTAGGACTTAATCTATAATTATTATATAAGGAAAAAGTTTTATATAATATATAATTTATGATAAGAGAAGAATTAAAAGATAAAATATTTGTCGGTGTTGTTGAAGAAAATAATGATCCCGATAGAATTGGTAGAGTTAAAGCTAGAGTAATAAAAGTTTATGATGGTGTAACTAAAGAAAATATACCTTGGGCAAGTCCTTTCAAAGATCTTAATGGTAATGAATATAATGTACCTGATATAGGTAAAATTGTTTCGGTTGTGTTTCAAGATGGAGATGATAAATTACCTGAGTATATTTATGCAGAACATTATAATATAAATTTAGAAAATAAATTAAAAGCCCTTAGTGCAGAAGATTACACTAGTTTTAAATCTATATTCTTAGATCATTCTACGCAAATTTATAGAAACAACAGTGAAGGTTTAAAAATAGACCATGAATATACTAATATTAATTTAGATCAATATGGAAATATTGCTCTAAATCTAAGAGACCCTTCTTCAATTATAACATTAGGTTCTAATGATGCCGATGAGAATGCCCTTTTAGCTACAACTTGGATGAATTGGTTTGATACTTTTGTTGAAAATCTTCTAGGTTCTAATGGAGGTCCTTACTTAGGAAATCTAGGAGCACCTGTCACACCAAATCCAAGTTTTATAGATTGTTTACAGCAATATCAAGATTTAAGAGAAAATTTCTTATCTAAACATGTAAAAATATCTAAAAACTCTAATATAGCTTCCCAAAAAAGACCTTATGTAAAACAATTTGGAGATAATTATACTACAAACGTAGGGGAAGTATTAACAACTACACAAGCAGCTCCATATACCCCAACTTCTGATTATACATCAACCACAGGTTCTGAAAATCCTGCAAATTTAATTACTAAAGATAATTTAGGTTCAGAATCTCCTTCTATAGTTTCATCTAAAAAAGTAGATATAGATCCTAAAACAGTATCTATTTTATGGAATTGTAATTTATTTAATCAAGGGGATCCTACCTGGGCTAATTATGGAGATGGTACATATACTATAAGGCAAGCAGGTTGTGCTTTATCTACATTTGCGATGTATGCCTCTGCTTTCGGTAAAAATGCAAGTCCATTAGATTTTTTCAATGCTAATGGTAGAAAAATAATTGTATCTTGGAATCAAATTCAAAGTAAATATGGTTTCCCATTACCAACACCTAATTATAATTGTAACCAAAATAAATTAGATTTTTTATTAGGAAATGCCCCTATACTTTGGGAAAGTAAAAATCATGGGGGGAATCCACAATATGTACATGGGCATCAGCATTGGATGTTAATAGTTGGAAAAAATTTAGATGGTACATATATAGTACATGATCCAAATGGGGGAAAACAAAGACTAAATGTTCCCGCTAATGATATACTAAATCAATGCGGAAGATTAAGTGGTTTAAATTCTAGATCTAATGCTTTATTTATTAAACATACATAAAAAATCCCCTAAAGGGGATTTTTTATAAGTTAATTTTAACTATCTTATAAGGATATTTACGCTTTTTATAAAAACCTTCTCGCTCTAAAAAATGCTTATATAATATATTACTCATAGAGGAATCAAATATATCAACTAAATCAAATATATTAGCTACGGATTTTTCAGAATGTTTTCTTAAAGCCCTACCTATTGCTTGTATAACTATTTGTTCAGATTTAAAAGAATCAGCAAATATAACATTGGTTATTGCATTAACAGACCATCCTACAGCTAATGTTCCATAACTACCCACAAGAACTTTTACATTATCTTTTGTAACTTCCATTTGTTTTTTAATTTCTTCCCTACTCTTATTATTTATTTCTCCATCAATATAATAAAAATCTTTACCACTAATAGTTTTTATTTTATCTAAAATCTTATGACCATATTCTATAGTATGGAATAAGATTAACGTATTTGCTTCACACTTTTCTACTATTTTATAAATAAAATTCAATCTCTTTTCTGAATTTTGTATCCATTGCTTTTCAAAATTAAAAACATCTTTACCAATACCTGATCTTTTTGCTATATTTAACGAAGTATTAAAATTTTTATCATCATGATTTAATAAAAGTACTTTAATACTCATCGGAGTTATATTACCTCTTTTAACTAATGTATCCGCATCAATCTGTGTTACTTTTGGACCTAATACTGATTGAATAGTTAATATTTCCAATGTATCATCAGATGGGAATGTACCGGATACCCCAAATCTAATATGAGCAGCTCCAAATGTTTTTTTCAAAATTGCTTTAACGGTAGTTGATTTTGAACCATGAGCTTCATCACAAGCTACCATATAAAATTGTTGAAAGAAAGATTTAGGCCATTTTTCTAATGATTGATAACAACCAATATAAATATTAGGACTTTCTACTCCTGAAAATTTTCTAGGTTTATCACTCATTATTTCTTCTATTCTTAAAGGTTTATCTAATTTATTTTTGATAATTCTTTTAATAGAAACTCCATCTATTTTATGTTTATCTGTTAATTTGATTACATCAATTTCTCCTTTTTTATCAATAGTAATTTTATCATTAGGATTTTTCATAATAACATCACCATTTTCTAATTCTATTTCATAAGTATAATCAAATGAATTTTGTATATTATTTTGTCCATAATAATATGAAATAATATCATCATAAAATTGTGTTACTAATGTTATAGAAGGAACTATAATCAAAAATTTAGCATCAGGATTTACATTTTTAAGTATATAAAATATAACTAAAGCAATAACTAAAGATTTACCACCCGATGTAGCTACTTCCGCCATGCAATATCTATTTTTAAGAATCTTAAAAGCGGTATCTACTTGATAATCATGGGGTCTAAAATCTATCCATTGACCTTCTTTATTTCTTACTTGATGATTTTGAAAAAAATCATCACAAAAATCGACTAAATCATCTATATTTATATCTCTATCTAAAGGAAATTCTTCTTTATTTTCTATTTCAAATTTAACTCCTATTTCTTTACAAGCCTTTAAACATTCTTTCCATAGTCCCATATTAACCTTACCATCATCAAAATATGATTCTTTTCCATTCCATACTCCGGCTTTAAAAGCACCCATAAATCTATATCCTTTCACATATCTTTCTAGCCAAATTTTTATTTGATGATATTCGGTTCTTGTTGAATCACTTACTATCAATTTTTCAGTGTTTTTATCATATCTAAACTTCATTAAAGTATTTATTTTTCCATTATATATTATTATAATTAAATGTTTAGAATTTAATATATATAAAATATGAACTTATTTAATATAAACATAAAACCTGTTGAATACATTTTATACCAAAAAATCAATGAAGATGCCGAATATATACCTCGTTTTCAATTGAAAAACAATAATGGTATAGAAGGGATTGAAGTTAATAAACCTATTAAACCAACTCAAGAATTAATAGAAAAAGCCATAAAGTATGGTATGATATTCTTAGTAACTTATAAAGGAAAAAATGACTTTGCTCCAAAAGGACATGAACGTGTTATTTATCCAATGGTTATAGGAAAATCAAGTGTAGGTAATATATTAATAAGAGGCTATCACTTAAAAGGTTGGTCTATATCTAACAATAGACATGTTGAAAAAATATGGAGAATGTTTAGATTAGACAGAGTTCTTTCAATTACATTCACAGGTTCGTTTTATAGACTTCCTCCAAGTGGATATAATATGAATGATAGAGGAATGAAGGGTGGTATAATTGCTAAAGCAGATTTTAATGAAATCAGAAGAAATCAACAAAGTTTGGTTAAATCAGAAGAAATACAAAATAAAGAAAAGATTGTATTAGATGATCAAAAAAATGCTTTTGTATCAGTAAAAGTTAAATCAACAGGAACTAAATTAAATATGGATGAACCATTAGAATGTCCTTATTTAAATAATGTTAAGGATATAGCAAATGTTAGAATATCTTTCTTAAAAAGTGTTTATGGTAATACTTATTTTGTTATATTAGGAGCTATGGGAAGACCTGGAAATACCGCAAAACTAATTGATGAAAAAGGTAAAAACTTAGGTGTTTTTAAAGTTTTAACATCAATCTCAGGGGATGATCTAAGAAAAATAAAAGGGGTTAAAGGTAATAAAATGTTTGATGTTTATATTTTTGATAAGAAGATATAAATTGATAAGTAAAAAATTTGAATTCATGCAAGATCATGATATATATAATATACTATAATTATGAGATATTTAAGACTTTTTGAAGACTTTCAATCAAATAAATTTTTTAATGTATAATCTAACTTAGATTATAAAGAATATTTAGACGCAGTTACTTTATGTGCAGAAGAATTACACAAATCTTTACCACAAGTCCCATATAACTATATTTATAAAGACATTAGAGATAAAGGAAATCCTAAATTATCATTAATAGCTTTAGATGATACCAATTATCCATTAGGTTCTGCTATATGTTATGAAAGTGAAATAACAAAAGATATTGAAAAATTTAAACAAAATGATCCTAGTTTTAGAACCGAATATTACCAAGATATAAATCAATTTGATAATTTAAAAGGAATTGAATTAGAAGCTATATCTGTTAAACCAGAATTTAGAAATAATAAAATAGCATCTAAATTATTAGATGCTATTAATAATAGTTATGATTATATATTTTTAAAACAAGATAGAAATTTAAAAGAAAATATAGATTATACTAAAAAAGGTTATGACCTTATATACACAATGTTTTTGCGTAATGAAAAAAGTTTATGTGATGTATATGCAAAAAAATTATAATTCATCTATAATAATACCATGAGTATCATACCACCATTCTTTAGGCATATCTTTATGCTTATCTTTTAAGCGATTATATCTTTCTACTATTTTAGTTTGTCTTTTAATTTCAGCATCATAAAACTCATGGTCTATATGAATGTTTAATTTGAAAGCTTCCCTAAGAAGCTTTCGTAATACATATCCACCTTTTGTATTTGATGGAATAAATCCACTATCAATAATTTTTAATATAGATTCTCTTAAAGTAGTTTCTTTATCAATTATTTTATTATTTACGAATATCTCAATCCTCTCTAAACCGAAACCTGCGTCTATTGATGTTCCTAAAGGATTAACTATATTCCCTATTTCTACATCATTAATAAAAAACTCAGTACAATAACCGCCTATTTCACCATCTGACCAAATACAATCTTCACTAATTCTAGTTTGTAGATTCCATTTAGAATAAAAATTTTTCCATTCATCATATTTATCTTCATGAATTGTGATATAATCAATTTTTAAGTTTAAATGATTTATCAAAAAATCACACCAAAAATCAATAGCTTCTTGAATAGACATTTGACGAAAACTAAATAACCCAATCATATTAAAATATAATAAATGGGAACTATCTCCAATTTCTTCAAAATCATTCATTCTAATACAACTTTGTATATTAGATTCGGTTCCTGTATAATCTAAATCTTTAAATTTATCTTTAAATTTTTGCATTCCAGCAGGACAAAAAATAGTGGTATCATCATATGAATTAACTTTATCAATCAATTCAAAATTAATTCCTTTTGATAGGCAATATTCTTTATATTTTTCTTTTACATTCATATTTTTATATTTTTACAAATATAAATAAAAAAATTGTAATAACAAAATTTAAATATAAATATATAATGTTATGAATTTATATACTCAAGAAGAATTAGATAGAATTAAAAAATGCTCTGAGAAGAACCAAGCAATGGAAGACTTCTTTCAAACAAGAATGAATGAATGGAACGGAAAAATTAATCCTTTATTTGACGTTCTTAAAGAAAAATTAACAAGTCCTGATTGCATTATGGAAAATCAAGCACTAGCTCTTTCATATAAACAAATAATTATGGAACAAATATCTCTTTTCTTATCTAAGAGGTCAAAAGAAGATACTCACCTTAAAAGATTAAAACAAGATAAGTTTGTATTATATGCTGTTGCTTCTCCATTAAAGACTAATACAGGTGAAAAAATAATGTTAATTGAAGGTCATATAGCAGAAAATCAAAGAACATTAGAACTAATTGAGAATCATATAGAGTTTCTTAGGTCTTGTTCAAAGAATTTAGATTCTTTTAGTTATGCAATCAAAAATATTATTGATTTAATGAATTATTTAGGTCGTTAATTCGTAATCTTTTTTAGTATTTTTTCCATAGGATCTTCCCATTCAAACTTATACTTAGGTTTATTATGAATAAAACTATCTAATTCTGATAAATCATATTTAACCATAACTCCTAACTCTTTCAGAGATTCTGCATTACATAATTGTTCATATTGTCCTAATATAGGAATACACATTAATTTCTTTTTCATAAACATTGCTTCTGAAGGAGTTTCAAATCCCGCAGAAGTTATGATTCCTCTACAATTTATAAAAGATTTTGTAAAATCTTTTATTGAATTTGGTTTGATAATACAATTTTTGTATATCTTAGTTGTATTAATTTCTTTTGAAAAAATCTCAAAAACTGCATTATGTTTAGATAAAATAGGCAATAACATATTTAATGAATAAGATGGTAAATAAACTGTATATACACCACCTTTTACTGGTTTAGAATACATAATCTCATCCCTTATGATAGGATATAAGATATTATTATCATATTTTTTAAAATGAAGTCCTATTTCATTACTTACTGGAGCCATATTTTTAAGAATAAACTCACCAAAATAACTTTTATTTTTTGGACGTGGAGATTTATCAGATGTAAATGAATATTGATGAGATATTCCTAAACAATCTATATTTTGTTTTTTACAAGCCCATGCTGTAATTGGTTCAAAATCAGTAATAATTTTATCATATTTAGATATGTCTAATTTTATATCTTTTAAGAATTGAAAAGGTTTTAAATCTTTAAATGTTTTTATATAATCAATAGAGCCATATTGATTATATTTAAGTGAAAATCCATGAAATTTATATTTGAAAGGTATGTTTAATGAGTGATTATTACCTGAGATAAGAATATCTATATCTTTATAACCTAATTTGTTTAGGTTTGAGATAATATTTAATGATTTAGTGATGTGTCCATTTCCTGTTCCATTTATACCATATAGAATTTTCATGATGTTTATTATTTTTAAGTATTTAAAATATTATCTAATAAATTGTTTCTAAGTTCTGAAAGTCTAATAAAATGATTAAATAATACATTTGATGAAATCATCATAGAGTTTAAATAATTTTTTTTATTAGAGTAAATATAAAATAATTCTGTATATAATGGATGTTGTATAACTTCAATAATATCATTTACTTCTAAAAGTTTAGAAATTATACTTGAATAAGGAGTATTTTTGTAGTAAACCCATTTCTCCATAAATTATTTACTATTTTATTTATATATTAAATAAAATAAATTATTAAAATGTTAAATATTATTATAATACAGGAGATAGATATATTTTATATATAATAAAAAGTATTATAAGTTATGAGTTTAAAAGAAAAAGTAGAGTTTTATTTAAAAAATAGTAAAAATAAAAAATTATATGCATCAATTACAAAAGAACCATTTTGGATAGAATTAAAAAATGAAATTAATAAATTAAAACTCAATGAAGAATGGAGTAAAAATAGAAAAATATGGCATTTTTTAAATGAAACTACAGAAATACCAAAATGTAGTATTTGTAATAGTAATGAAGGTAAATGGCAATATTATAAAAATAATTACGGATGTTGTTCTTTATCTTGTGCCGGAAAACAAAGTATGAAAACAATTTCAAAATCAATAGGAGTTGAAAATCAATTTCAATTAGAATCTGTAAAAAATAAAAGTAAAAAAACACTAATAGAAAAATATGGAGTTGATAATATCAGTAAGTTAGAAACTATCAAAGAACAAAAAAGAAATACTATGTTAAAAAATTATGGAAGAACTAATAATTTTGGTAATAATTACGAAGTAATGTCTAGTAATTTAATGAGAATATATGGTGTAGAGTACTCAGCCCATATTCCAAATGTTGCTGAAAAAACACAAAGTAATAGATATAAGAAAAAACATTTATTAATAACCCCAAGTGGAAAAGAAATATATTTACAAGGTTTTGAAGTTAAAGGATTTAATTTATTAATAAACGAAGGGTTTGATGAAAATGAAATTTTATATAAAAAATCCGATATGCCTAAAATAATGTATTATTTTGATGGTATCTTACGAAGATACTATCCTGATTTTTTTATTAAAAATAAAAAAATCATAATTGAAATAAAAAGTAAATATACTTATGAAGTAGAAAAAGATAAAAATGACGCAAAATTTCTAGCAACAAAAGTACTTGGTTATGAACATCGTTTATTAATTTTAAGTAAATAATAATTTATTTACAATAAATTAATTCTAAATTTCCTTCCAAATCTTCTATAATATAAGAACACGTCTCTACCCAGTCACCGCAGTTATAATATTTTCCTTTATCTAAAGAAGGACTATGTATATGTCCCATCATTAATGAATCACATTTTTCATTTTTAAGCTTTTCCTGAGAAATTTTTTTGTACTCGGATAAGAAGCTTAAAATACTTTTTACATGAATTTTTAAGTATGCTGATAAACTCCAATACTCTAATCCAAAAATTTTTCGGAGAAAATTATAAATTTTATTTATTTTTATAGAAAACTCATAAGCAGTATCACCCAACCAATATAAAAAAGGATGAACCCTTATGAACCCATCAAAACAATCACCATGTGTAATGTATATTTTTTCATTACTAATTGTTTTATAAATATAATCATCACATATAATTATATTTCCTAGTTTAATTGATTTAACTTCTTCTAATGTTGAATTTTCAATCAAAGTTCTTAAATAATGATCATGATTTCCTAATATATAAACAACATTAATACCTTTTCTATCATAACGAAGAACTTTTTGTATTACAGTTGAATGATGTTGATTCCAATAATACTTTCTTTTTAAGAAAGTTAAATCTATAAAATCACCTATTATAAATAAATTTTCAAATTCATATTTTTTAAATACTTCTAATAATTTCTCAGGCTGAGAATTAGGATTTCCTAAATGTATATCACTAATAAAAAGAGATTTAATCTTTATCATGACATTATATATTAATTTATAAAACAAATATAATATTTTTTTATATAATAAAAAAATAAAAATGAAGTTTGAAATAATAGGAAACCTTTCTAAATTAGAAATATTAATGGGGTTAAAATATTCTTTAATTAATCCAAAAATTAATACAGAAATAGTTAGCATGTCAAAACTATTAAATAGTGAAACTATTTATATAGAGTATAAAGCACCTAAAACTAGAAGAATAGGCAAACTAATCCCCCAATCATTTATTAGAGAATTTAAAATACAGGTTATATTAGATAATATAACTGATATAGACAACGAAATTAAAATAACAACCGAATTACTAAAGAAAAAACTTAATAATTATTAAAATTATAATAATATGGCTAAAATATCACTAAAAATAAAAAAAGACAATTTTACAGATTTTATACAAAAACTTAACGAACTATCAAATATTGATGATGTTCTAAAATTAAAAATAACATCAGAAAAAATATTTATGTATTCTGTAGTATCAACTACGAATGATAATACAGGCTCAATTTTAGCTATGAAGTATTTTAACTTAGATACATCAGAATATATTGATGGAGTTGATGATAAAGAATATCATTTCATTTTAGTATCTACTAATAAATTTATTAAGAACTTAAAAATAATGAATTTAGAATATGATGTTAAAATGGATTTAAATTTTAGAGAAATTGAAAATGAAGTTTGTCAAGTCAGATCTTGTCAATTTATAAATAATAAGTTGAAATTATCATATGTAGGTGGAGAAGATTCTAAAATTAAAGATATTTCTTATGAAGCTATTGAAAGTAGATTTAATCCAACTAAAGCAAAATCTAGATTTAATGTATCTATAGAAGATTTGATTTCAATTAAGAAATTAAGTTCTATAAATTCGGAAGAAAAAATATTTAATATTAATATTAAAGATGGAATTGTTACTTTATATGAAACAGGTAAATGGGAAATTGAAGTAGATAATGTTAATTCTAAAAATAGTCAGTTATTCTTTACTAAGAAATACCTAAGTAATATAAATATGGAAACTGATGGAGTAGAATTTTTATTATTTGAAACTTTTATTGTAATAAAAGATGATATATCTTCTTTATTATGTGCGTTTGAACAAACTTTCGATGACGATGATGAATAAAAAAAACCCGAACTTAGTTCGGGTTTTTTTTATTTACTTAATAATTTAATTAAATCTTCTGTTATTCTTGATATCATTTTTTTACCTTCCAATTCTATTGTAGGGATATTTTTTACCATTGAAAACTTATCATTTCCATCAACTACTATATTTTTAATCTTTTCTAATACTTGAGGATTACTAGAATACTTTTCAGAATAATACTTCTTTAAACCAGTAATAAACTTATTAAGATCTACACCTTGTTTATGATTATATTTAACCATTTGTAGTTCGTTATCTTGACGTTCTACCATTAGATACCAAATAGAACTTTTTGATATTTTTATAGATTCTAAAAAGTTAAAACCATTAGCTGCTTTTACTCCTTTTGGTAGTTTAGCTACTTTTCCAATAAACTCTACTTTTTTATTTTCTTTTACGTTTTCTGTATCTGTCTCAATATCCATTTCTTCATCACCTAAAACATCTTCTTCTATATCTAAAGAGCTATCTTCGGGTATAGTTAAATCAACTTCTTCACCATGTTTAGGTTTAAGATATTTAGTATTTGCTCTAACTGGTTTTTTTGTACTTTCGATAGGTAAATTAGGGTTCATAGGTAATTTATCTTCACCTAATTGCATTTTAGAAACTGAATCTTTCTCTTCAGAAATCTTTCCTGATTTATTAAGTTCCGAGAATTTCTTAAAACTTGCTATTTTACTCTTATTTGGTTTGTCCATATTATAATTTATTTTAATATACAATATATATTATTTTTATATATTTAGTTTTTGTTTATTTTAATTAGTATGTTTATAATAATATTTATCAACTACAAAATGATTCCAATTTTTAATTATATTGTGTTGATCAAATAGTAAACTAACTAATTTATTACAAGCATTTAGAAAATAATTCATTAAATTATTGTTATACAAATAAGATGATAATGACTTATTTAATATTTCATTCTCATAATCAACATATCCTACAAAATCATCATTTAGATGCTTCATATTAAACAATTCTGGTATTTCTTTATCTTCTAATAACATAATCTATATATTTATTTTAATTTCTTTGAACTGTTCCTATATTAACAATATTAACAGTTTTTAACACATTACTATTTATATCATCTGAATAATAATTATTATTCCTATCGTACCAACCACCTCTTATAACAGGAACTTCATTTGGTTCAAATAATATATCACCTAATGAATTATCTAGACCTAATGTTGTGTTAGGATTATATGTTAAAGAAGGTCTACTTATATTTAATAATGTAGGATCAGCATATTGATTTCTTCTATTTTGGTCAGCAGTCATAGCAGCACTATGATAGTCTTCATTTTTCTTACTAACAAATGAGATATTAACTGAATTAATATCATTAATAGCAGATAATATAGAAATTATACTACTAACAGGTATTCTACCATTAATAGCATCAGTTGAACTTAAACTTAAAAAGTATGTAGATAAAGCATCAATTATTTCAGAATTAACATTATCCATTACTGCATCACTATAAGTAATAACAAATACATTAATAACATATAATGATAAAACTGGGGTATCAATAACTAATTTTTGAGATAAAAGAATATTACCGCCTGATTGTAGATATTTTATTATTTTACTTTTTTCATAATTATCTAACATAAATGCAGATAAACTTATATTAAAATAACTACTATTAGAATTTTTAAATAAATTAATATTGGGAACAGCAATTATATAAACTACACCATTTTTTAGATAAGCATTAACATGAGAAAAAACTCCTAATTTTTTTACTTGATAAGCAAATTGTTGAACTGTCCCAACTACAAAATTATTAGAACTAACTGGTACAATACTTTTTGTAAATAATATATCTTCTGCATTTGCACCAAAATTTATATCTGTATAAATATCTACATTAAAATATTGCGTTAAATCAATACTATTACCTAAACCATCAGTAGCACTATCAACAAAAATCCAATCATTTGGAGTTCTTCTAAATATATTACCATTTTGTCCATCACTTGCTATATAATACACTTCAATTGTAGATGAAAGAGGAGGAATACCCCCAAAATCACTATTACCAAAAAGAATATCAATCCCACCATCAATCCCTGATCTAAGAACACAAGAATTTTCATTAGGTAATAAATCGGTTATTGCAGTTTTAGTTTCCCATATAGTTCCATTAACTAATACTTCATAATTAAAATTCTCTACTTCTTGATTACCTCTTAATGTTATAGTAAAAGATTGACTAATTGTACCATCTCCAGTAAAAGTTGTTTTAACCCATCTACCTTGAACTAATTGTATATAAATAGTACTTGAATTATTTATATTATATAATTGTTTATCTACTCCTAAATTTACTGAGTAATATAAACCATTAGTTTTATTTTTTAAAGTTTGTTTATTGTATAAAGTTATTTTACCTCCAGATATATCATTTTGAATAACTGTTGTAGAATTTAATGATAATTTTAATGTTCCTGTAGCACTTATAGCTCTTGTTGGTAAATGTCCAGCTAATATAGCAGAATTTTTTATCATTCTTTCATTTATAGAAGTTTTGTCTAAAAGACTAACATTTTTTATTACATTTTTTAAGTATAAAACAGAAAGTTGAAATAAATTTTCAATTACTGATAATATTTGTCCATAAGGAGAAGCTGTAGTAAATAAAACACCTGCTTTATTATATGTGCTTTGTAAATATGCTTCAATTTCTGCTTTAACTTTACTAAAAGTAATTTCACTAAACATTTGATAATTATATATTTTTATTATATATAAAAATAATATATTTACATATATACCATTTTTAGAATCCTATTTTTAATATATAAACTAAATTATTATTAAAAAATGTCATTCTCAGATTTTTTAGCATTGTTATCAAAATATGGTATTAAAAGTTCATTAATTACCGCGGTTTTAGTAGTTTTGTACTTTTTATCTAAAAGTCAACTATTTATTCATATGTCAAAAACAATATTTGATAAATTTCACTCAAAGAGAAAAGTTAGAGAAACAGATATTTTAAATCATAACCTATTCAATTATATTGATTTATGGATTAATTCTAAAATACCTACATTAATATTTTCAACAGAATATAGAACTATTATATTTAGAAAATATTTAACTATCTATCTTAAAAAACATAAAGAATGTACACTTTCATATATTAACTCTAAAATATATGAAAGAATGGATCAAGGAGAATTATGGAAAAGTATTCTAAAATTAATAAATGATACAATTTATGAATATGAAAATGAGATGAAAAATATAGGTATTCCACCTATCATAATAGAAAAGATGAAAAATAAAATCAATGATAATATTAACTTAACAATTGATTTATTAGAAGGTATTTGTAATTCAGATTTTTATGATTCAGATCAAAACTTATTAAAAGTTTACTCAATATTAAATATAATATTGACCATTCTAGAAAACACAGTTTCTTCTGCTGAAGAAATATGTGATTCTATAAATGGTCAACTTAAAGGACTTTCAATAAAAGAAGGAAGTAAAATATATAGAGAACCTTAATTCATTAAGGAGAAAATAAATTCTGCATCAAAATCTGCATCACTTATTTTTAAATCATATTCAATAAAGTTATCAAAATCAACTCTATCTGCTAAAATTCTTCTCATAACAGAGTCATTAGAATCATATCTTTTTTCTATTCTTGATTTTCTTATATCTTCATTTATATCTAAATAAACAATATAACATTTATCCTTATCATCTTTTGATAGGGATTTTATTTCATGTGGTGTCATAATGAATACTTGATTAGTATCAAAATTTTCTTTAGATATACCATAATACCATATATCACCATCAATAAAAAACTTTTGATAGGTTTTAATCATACCATGCATTAACATTTCTTCAAAATCTTGATTATCAGTATAGATATAATCTATACCATTAGTTTCACCATTTCTTTTTGGTCTTGTAGTTATTTTAGGAGAGTATGGAAGACCAGCTTTTATACAATATTCTAATAATACATTTTTTCCTGATGCAGATGGACCGCAAATTATCATAGATTCATATTTCTTCATAGATATTTATTAATTTTTTATTATATTAATAATTCTTATTAATGTTTAATTTTTCTAAAAACTCCTCCTCTATTAATTTGTTCTTTTTACAGTTATGTGTTCTTTTAGTTATACATAGATTATTTATATTAAATATTTTTTCTTCCTCAATATTATTAAGAAATCCATAATATATAGATATTTTATGGTCTATTGTTGGATAACTTAAATCGTTTCTATCTAAATTAAAATTATTTTTAATATATTCTTTATCATAATAGTCATAACCATCCCATTTATTTAATAACTCATCTTTTAATAATAAAGTAGAATTATATATTTTATCTTTATAAATCTGAAAATCAGTTTTTAATTCATCTGATATTTGATTACCATTTAATATTTTTGTTATTTTTATTTTTTCTTTAATTTCTTTACACTGTCCTGGATTTTCAACACCATATCTTATTAAATTAGTTTCTTTAATTTTTTCTTTAACTTCTAAAGATTGAACAGGGTAAGAAACCCCATATTTATTAAAACTAGTTTCTTTCATTTTTTCTTTAATTTCTTTACATTGTCCTGGATTTTCAACCCCATATATTTCTAAATTAGTTTCTTTAATTTTTTCTTTAATTTTTTCATTTTGAAATCCATACTCAACTCCATACTTTTCTAAATTGGTTTTTTTAATTTTTTCTTTTATCTCCAATAATTGTTCTTCACTTTTTACTGATTTAGTTTCCTTTATTTTTTCAATTATCTCTTTTGATTTTGAAGGATTATCAACCCCATATCTTTCTAAATTAGTTTTTTTAGTTTTTTCTTTAATTGTAATATTTTGAGTTCCATATTCAACACCATATTTTTTTAAATTAGTTTTTTTAACTTTTTCTTTAATTATTTCAGAACATAAAGGAGAATTACCTCCATATTTTTCTAAATTAGTTTTTTTAGTTTTAATAATACTACATTTTTTACATGAATAAAAATTACCATTATTTATATTTTTATTATAACCACTATATAATACATTGTTTTTATTAAAACATATATCACATACAACATCAACTTTTATCATAGATAAAATTGGAACATCTTCTATTCTTACTTCAATAATATCATTTACATCACACACATATCCTTTATCTCTATATTTAGAGATATGTTTACCATTCATTTTTATAAAAACACTTTTTGTTAAAATCATTTTTTTTATTTTTATATATTAAAAATACAAGACCCTCATATGATAGTTTTTTCTAAACTAATAAAGAACCCATCTATTTTAGATGGGTTCTTTATTAGAAATCTTTAACCTTAGTTACTGTCTCTGTATTTTTCTTTTGAAAATCGTCAAAGTTAAGAACTTTACCTGCTTTTTTTGGAGCTAATTGCTTAACATCAAAACCTACTGGTCTCATTTTTTTACCTCTAGTAGAACCATGATTTTTAGTTTTTTTATTTCCAAATTTAGCACCTTGCTTCATATAAGGTTTTTTTCTAGTATTCGCATTAACATCTCCTGAACCTATAGTACCACCACCTCTTGTCCAATCTGAACCAGTTGTCGTTCCTGCAAATGAGGAAGGTTGAGCACTTACCACAGGACCCATACCTAAAGTTGCAGCATTACCATAAGCTTCTCCACCACCTCCACCGTCTCCACCACCAACTGATGGTCCACCAACTGCTGAAGTATCTTCATTTATAAATTCTAAAAAGTCTTTAATATTATCCATTATAGTATATGTTTTTATAATGTATATATTAATTTCGTAAAGTATTATTTAATATATACTTTATAAAAAATAATAACTAATATGAATCCAAATGATAAACCTTATCAACCAAGTTATAATGCATATACAATTGAAGAATTAGTAGATCAGATACAACAAGACATAACTGTTGGATTTGCTTTACCAAAAACATTACCCGATAGTGAGATAATAAGATTTGTTGAAACTAGAGCTAAAAAATGGTTTTATCAAAACTATATGTATGCAGTTTCAAAAGTTTATTATATAATTAAGCAAGAATGTTTTAATACACAAGAATATGCTGCTTATGGTTACATAACATTACCAGAAGAAATTCAATCTATTAACTGGATTTATGAAATACAAAATGCAAATTTATATTCGTTAGGTCTTAATACTCCGAATTTATCAGTTAATTTAGGGGTTACTAACCAACCTTATTTATCATCTTATGTAACAACGATTGGTGAATTAGGTATTTATAAAGTTTTAATTGATTCTATGTCAGATATGTTAAATCAATTAAATAAATATACAGTTAGATTCCAATATAATTATACAATGAGAAGACTAAATATATTAACAAGTGTAGATACTGATTTAGTATTAGAAGCATATGCTAATATACCAGCAGAACATTTATATACAGATCCATATTTTATTAAATATATAACAGGTTGGTCTAAAAGACAATTAGGTAATTTATTAGGTAGATTAGATTTTAACTTACCAGGCGGTGTTAAATATAATGCTGCGGCATTAGTTACTGAAGGTAAGGAAGAAATGACTGAAGTTGAAAGTGATATCAAAAATATGAGCAATTCTGCATGGTTTTTTTCTTGCAAAAGATAAGGCCTTACTTTTTAATATATAATTCTATAAAAAGAAAAATATATTATGAAAACAACATTTATTTATTCATTATCAGATGAGTTAGGAAACATAAGATATGTTGGAAAAACAAGTTATCCTATACAAAGATTAAGCTCTCATATAAGAGAAAGTATGAGATCTGAAAGAAAAACTCATAAACATAATTGGATTAATTCATTAATATTAAAAGGGATTAAACCGAATATAGAGATTTTAGATGAAGTTTTAGAATCTGAATGGCAATTTTGGGAACAATATTGGATATGTTTAATTAAATCTTGGGGATTTAATTTAGTAAATCTTACAGAAGGTGGTGGAGGTCATAATGGGTTTAAAGCTACAGAAGAAAGAAAGCAAAATGTTTCCAAATCATTAAAAGAATATTATTCTAACAATCCTTCAAAAAATGTTCCAAGAATTATTTTAGATAAAGATTTATTATATCAAAAATATATTATAGAGAATCTATCTATGCCTGAGTTGTCGGAAGAATTAGAAGTTTCACAGAAAACTATATTTACAAATCTTAAAAAGTGTAATATACAAAAAGATAAAGAATCTTGGAAAGAGCAATTATCAACTAATCCAAAAAAAGTGGTTCTTCAATATGATTTATTTGGTAATTTAGTAAAAGAATGGGAAACATTAAAAGATATAAAAGGATTTGGTAATGTATCTCATTGTTGTAGAGGTGAGTTAAAAACTGCGGGTGGTTTTATATGGAGATATAAAGATGAGTTCTTTGATTTGGGTTTAGATAATTTAATTAGTGAAAAATTAAAATCTGTAGATCAATATGATTTATTAGGAAATTATATAAAAACATACATTTCAATAGCACAAGCAGAAAAAGAAAATAATACGACAAATATAGCAAGTTGTTTAAGTGGAAAATATAAATCTTCTGGTGGATTTATATGGAAATATAAAGGTGATAAAATACTTAATTCATATAAGAATGAAAAAATAAAAAAAGTTATTCAATATGATTTATCAGGAAATTATATAAAAGAGTTTAATTCAATAGCAGAAGCTGCGAGATTAACTAATTCGGATTCAAGTAGAATTAGTGCTTGTTGTAATAATAAAATTAAATCTTCAAATAATTATATATGGAGATATGAAGAAACTTTTATAGAAAAGTATGTTGATAACAAACATAATAAAAAATCAATTAATCAATATGATTTATTAAATAATTATATAAAAACATATAATTCTATTAGTGAAGCAGAAAGAGAGAATAATATAAGTAATATAAATCATTGTTTAAGTGGTAAAAGAAAAACTGCGGGTGGATATAAATGGAAATATTTAAAATAAAAAAGAGACCTTTTAGGTCTCTTTTTTATTTTAATAAATAATCAATTTTAGCATTTCTCAAAATACCTGAAGTTTCTATATATTCTTTAGTAAAAATATCATGTATATTTAATGTTCGTGAATATGCTCTTAATACACTTGACCACTTATCAGAGGGGGGATAATGTTAACCATAATGTCTCTACTTGAAAAAAAGTATCACTTGATCTTTTAAATGGATCTCCTATAAATAAGGGATAACCATTATTTATAAATTTAGGTAATAATCCTTTATAATGTTCTATGTTTATGTTTAAAACGGATAATAAATCATTTATTTCAGTTTGAGTTCCTAACATTTTTATTATATCAGATACTTCTTTTTCTAATTTTTCTTTAGTCATTTTTTAATTTTTTATTTTTCTAAAATCTTTGTAAGTAAAATATCTCGATGTATTCCTATTTTAATAACGTAATCTTTGTAATTTACTTCATTCACATAATCATCTACAAAACATCCTCTTAAATAGTTATCATATAATTTATATACCATAAATGGTTGATTTATGTCATGATAATAATCATAACTCTTACATACATGCGGTATTTCTAATACCTTGTTATCTTTTATATACATGCAAAGAAATACTGTAAGATCAACATTAAAATAAATATTTCTATTATTAGCCAAATTTTTTATAACTTCTACAGATGGAACTATCGGTCCTAATGAAGTAAAAAAATTTATTCTTTCATCTACATGAATTGGTAATATTATTATCATATATAATATACATTTAAGAAACATTTCAAATCTTTACCACCTCCATATGATATAGAACTTTGTAAACATTCTGTTAAAAACTTATATTCTTCTAAAAAAGTTTTATTCTTTAATGGAACTCTTTTAGATATTCCTTCAATTCTTGAAGTTTTTCCACTTTGTCTGTTAGATGCAGAACCCCACATTTCTTTAAATGAACCTTCTGTTGTATAAATAGTTTCCCCTGGTGAATCTAAAAATCCACCTAACATACCACCAATCATTACACAAGTAGCACCTAAAACAAGTGATTTAGCAATATCACCTGGTTCCCTAATTCCCCCATCCGCTATAATTGGTTTAGTAGCAACTGTCGCACATTCTTTAATAACTGATGCTTGACAATCACGAGATCCAAAACCTGTATTCATAGCAGTTGAACAGAAAGAATTGTGAACAATAATATTTTCTATATTATATGACTCGTCTTCTTCTATTGTTAGGTCTATAACTTCACCTAAATAATTAACCTCTTCTATACTTTCAATTTCAATAAATTCCATATTTTTTTAATATTTTAATAAATTCATTATTATTTATTTCGGTTTCCCATAGATAAATAATACTATATTTTTTATCTTCTGCGTATTCTTTTTTTATTTGATCTAAATTAATTTTATATTCTTGTCTTTCATTTAAATTCTTTTTATTCATATCTGTATTAGAGTAAATGGTAGGATTTGAATGCCAGTAATCTCCATGTGTTTCTATTATAAGATTTTTATCGTTTAATAAAAAGTCAAATTGATATTTTTTATCTAAAATAAAATTATACTTAAAATCTATATTTAACGTTTTTAGATATTTTTCTACTTTTATTTCTATAGAAGTTTTTTTATACAAACCTTTTGATAATCTTTCAATCATTAAATCTCTCATTTTATCTTTATGTTCTTTTGTATTAGTAGATAAAATCAATTTATTAATATGATTTTTATATAATAAATTTGCTTTCTCTTCTCCATATTTATCTAACCAAACACCATAAAAAGATTTACCAAACATTCCATTATTAGGTCCAATTCTTTTAGATTTTTCTTTGTGTTCTTTTATCAAGAGGGTTCTCGTTTCTTCATCATATTTATTTGACCAAACTTGATAAAGATCTTTTCCGAAAAAATGATTTTTTTCTCCTTTCATAGAATCAGATTTTTCTAATCTTTTTTTCTCATCCCATTTTTTACCAAATTGATGATTTTTCTCTCCAATTTGCTTACATGTTCTACATAAAAAATTATCTTTTAATAAATATTCTTTAGAAGGCTTAGTTTTCCAAATAGATTTTTTATCACATTCATCACAAACGAAATATATACTATAAGTTTCTTTTTTAAGAGGTGTTGGTTCATCTAAACTATAGAATGTTTTTCCAGTTTTTTCATCTAAAAAATTAACTAATATATCATTAATTTTAAATTTTAATTTTAATTTTATCATATAGTATATATTAAAATATATACGTCCTACTCCAACTTTTTATAATTTAACTAAAAGATGAATTTCCTTATTTAATTTTTCAGCTTCAATAAAAAAACCATAATCATTTAAATTTTGTTCATTAACAAAATCTTTATCACTTTTTAATATAACGTAAAATTCATGACTCTTTGTGCATGGAGCTAATCCATTTATTGATAATAAATCAAACTCTGTGGTTTTAGAATGTTTATTTAAAACTCTCTTATACCTATTTTTATGAGTTAAAACATAATCATCTAAAGAAATTTCACTTAGACTTTTTAACCCATTTTTAGTCATAACTTCAGCATCTGCTGTAAAACAACCTGGTGCTATCCCAACTTTTGTAGCATGAGCTCCCCAAGATTCTAAATCAGAAACTCCTTCGGGAGTTGATACATTACCTGCTATAATAAAAGATCCTGGTAAATTAGCTTTGATATATTTTATCATATCTTTCATTTTAACAGAATGTCCATGAGCAATATCAATCGTAATAAAATCAGGATAAGTATCGTTATCTACAAATTTATCTACTAATTGATAAGCATCTTCATTTACTCCCATAGAAATAGATGATATTAGCAATTTAGATTTCATCATTTTATGAAATTCAAACATATCGTTATCAAATCGGTGCATTATATAAAAATAACCTGCTTCTGCTAATTTTATACATAAGTCTTCGTTAATAACTGATTCCATATTTGATGGAACTATTGGCATCTTAAATGTAAAATTACCTAATTTTAAGCTTGTATCACATTCAGAACGGCTATCTACAATACATTTTTTTGGGACTAGGTTAATGTCCTTGTAATCAAATTTTTTCATATACATAATTTATTAATAAAAAGAATATTTGCCATTATCTACTATACAATAGATATTACACGGAGTTAAATAGATCCCATTTTCTTCTTCTCTAACAGAACATCTTAAAAATCCATCTATTTGATTATTATTTATAACTCTAACAGTCATATTATTTAATCCTTTTAGGATTATTGAGTTAGAATCTTCATTAGGAAAGAAAAATTCATCTTTATTTTTTAAAATTTTACCATTTCCTTCTTCACCAAAATAAGTATTATTTATTATTTCTCTAAGTTTAGTTTCGTCAGTAAATTCAATTTTAATTTCGTATTTCATTATATATTTTTTAATTGTTCAAAAATCGCTTTCTTTTCAGGAGTTAAAGTTTTTGGAATTTCTATTGAGAAAATAACAACAATACTTCCTCTACCTCTTACATTTCCACCCATATCTATGATAGGAATTCCTTTTCCATTAAATATTTGTTTACTACCAACTTCTGTTCCTGCGGGCACATTTACTTTTATTTTACCAGTTGGTGCATTTATATCAAAATTAGTACCTAATACAAAATCAGTAATACTTAATTTTCTTTCATATACTAAATCAGAATTAATTCTTGAAAACTCAGTATACTGTTCTTCTTCAATTATTACATGAAGATCACCTGGTTGTCCGTCTAATATTTCATTACCTTTACCAGGCATGTTCAATGTCATACCCGTTCCAACACCTGCTGGAAAATTAATTTCAACAGTATCTTCTGCTGTTATAACAGTGTTATTTTTAACAATATTTCTTGGGTATTTAATGGTTCTATTACAACCATTAATAATTTCATTAATACTTAATGTAAGTTTAATTCTTAAATCACTACCTTTTCTAATTCTTTGTTGGTTAAAGAAATGTGAAAATATATCTTCTACATTAAAACCACCACCAAATGGACTACCATTTCCAAATGGATTACCTCCACCAAAAGGATTATCTCCTATATTGTTATCATATTTAAACTTTTTATCATTATCTGATAAAACTTCATAAGCCTCAGTTATTTCTTTAAACTTTGCTTCATCTCCCCCTTTATCCGGGTGGTGAGTCATAGCCAATTTTCTAAAATTAACTTTAATTTTTTTATTAAGCTCATCTGAACTTAATTTTTTATCTTCTTCTGATAAATTTAATAATTTGTAGTAATCTTTTTTCATATTTTATTTATTTTATTTAATAAATCTTGTTCTGTAGAAATAATTTCATCTAAATAATTTTGATAAGTAAATTTACTATTATTAGTAAAATATATAATTTTTATATTATTTTTTTTACATAAATCATATTTTATTTTATCTCTTTCTTTTATTTTTTCAAATACTTTTATTATATGTTCTTCTCCTTTATTTCCAAAATCAATAGGTATAAAATGTTGGTCTTCTTGACATTCAATAGCTATTGAATGATCTGGTAAATAAAAATCTAAAGATTGTAATTTTAACCAATCTGATTTATATTCCCTTATATAAGAAATATCTAATTTTTTTAGAATATTTTCAATAAAAATCTCTAATTTACTTTCTTTACATAGAGGACATCCTTGTCCTGATAAATGTTTAAAAGGTTTTTGTAAAAAAACCCCATGTTTTTCACAAACTATTTTTATTTTTATTTCAGTATTTACATAATCTACAAAGTCATAGTTATATTTATCTCCATGTTTTTCATAACATTCAATTAAAAATTGTTCTTGTGTTTTTGTATTTTTTATCTTAGCCTTATTTATACCACATTTAGGACAACCAACTCCTTTAATATGCTGAAATGGTCTTATTTCAAAAGAACCATGTTCTAAACAATTAATTTTAATCTTTGTTTTATTATTAATATAGATAACATCTTTATAATCATAAAAATCATTATGTATTTTTCTAACTTTACTTAGAAATTCATTAGGATTTGTTCTTAACTTTTTATTTAAAATTAATTTAGAACACTCTTTACAACCATCTCCTATTAAATGATTACAAGCTTTTTGCCAAAAATCACCATGAAGTTTACAAGTAATGCAAACTTTAGTATGTGCATTTATATATAATAATTTATCATATAAATATTTATCCCCATGTCTTTCAATAGCTCTTTCTATAAAAATTTCATTATTTAATTTTTTATTATTTTTCATTACTTATATATTAAGTATCTAGGTTTCTAGGTTTCTGTATACTTTTTTTGTTTAAAATACTTAATATATATATATAATTATATATTAATAAAGTTTTATTATGGACTATATAGTGATTAATGAATTTGGTGATAGGGAGATTATTTTTTCAAATAAATTATTGGAATATAAGTTATTATGGAAAGGTCATAAATTATCCATAGCTAATGACCAATCCACATTAAAATCTTTAATAAAAATGTTTGAAGCAAGAAATCCAAAAAAAGAGTATTCTTTGGATTACAAAAAATGGATTCAAACATTTTCAATGAAAGAAATCTCGTATAGAGATAATTGTTGGAATGATATAAGTAGCTATGGATTAGATAAAACATATAAGGATATATTAGAAATAATGAATACCAAATTTGGTTATTTTAATAAATTATTTATATACGAAAAAACAAAATAAATATGAAACATTTACAAACATTTAATGAAAGAAACCTAATAAATAAGATGTTATTTAAAGATGAAAGTATAATACTTAAAGTTATTAACTCTTTAAAAACAAAGTGTCCTCCAAAAAATATCAAGGTAGTAAATAATCCTATTAAACCTGTTAAGAAATTTCAAATAGATCAAAAATTACAAAAATTCAAAACTATAAAATTTTTCACAACTACTCCAACAAAAGAAGATTTTCAAATTACTGATGTAAAAATAGTTCTTTATTGTCAAGATTATTTATTAAGAACTAATTTGCTTATAGCAGTATTTGTTGATAACAAAGAATTAGAATGTAGTGAAAAATCTAAAGAAGAATTATATAATATTGTTAAAAGTTATATTTAATAGTTATTAAAGTTTAATAACTTCTTAACATTATTTGAATAATAAAATTCATAATTAATGTTTTTTAATGTTAATTTAAGTAATTCTAATTTTTCTATTTTTAGAGATAAATCATTTAGATAAACATCTAAATCTTTAAGAGCCATTTTCCAATTTATTTCACAATTCCAATGTGAAGGAAATTTATCTCTAAAATTAGAGATAGCTAATTCAACTGATTTCTTTTTTACTAAAATTTCATCACCATCTTTCATTGATTTAATACTCAAAAAATGAATGAAGTAATCATTAAATCTATGAATTAGATTATCAGTTTCCATTACTTTTAATAAACCAATAACTATTCCATTTCTTTCACTTAATTCGAATTCTTTATCTTCTGCTAAAATCTTTTCTGATTCTTTTTCAGAACCAACTACATAATATACATATGTATCCCATAAACCTCTTTTAACTATATCTGATGGTTTAACCATTATTTTCATATAAATATATTTCTTTTTTTAATATAGAATAATTATAGAAAAAGTTTACTTAAACTTAAAAGTATAATTAAATGGATCTCCTTGTCCACCTCCTGTCCTATAAGTTAGGACGTTATCACACTCAGGACAATATTCTACTTCCCAAGTTCTATCTGGTCTTTCTGAGGAAAACTCTTGTAAACAAGAATCACAACACCAAATAACATTTGTTAAATAAAGACTAATATCCCATCTATAATTATGTCTAAATTTTGAAAAAATCTCAGGTGTCATTAAATTACTTTCTAATAATTTAACTATTCTATGATTTTCATAAATCATTTTGGTATAGTAAGGAATATCAGAAACTTTCTTTTCTAAGATAAAAGTAGTATATAATTCTATACGTTCCTTAAATCTTTCCATTATTTCTTTTTTGGTTTAAGAATCATTAACCATTTATTACCTTCCATTTTTGGAAGAGTTTCAGGAAGTCCATATTCACTTAATGTTTCAGCAAATTTTAACATTACCAATTCACCAGCAGCAGG